TTCCATATCAGCCAGGGCCTACGGCTGGTGTGCTGGCAAACTAAAGATTCTTATTACCGATAATTTCAACAGGGCAAACGGACCGCTTGGCAATACCGATACTGGACAGACCTGGCAGGCAACTCGCGGTACTTGGAGTATTGTTTCCAACCAGGCGAACTCGTCAGATGCCGGAAGCACTTACCCTTTAGCATCGGTAAATATTCAATCGCAAGATGTAGTGGTCTCTGCCAGTATCAATGGTGGAGGACCTGGAGTTTCCTTCTGGCTAACCGACGCTAACTCCTGGTGGGCAAGTTCAGTAAACTATCGCACCACCAGTTATTCTTTTTCCTGCTGTGGCGGAAGCCTTGGTGGAAGTAACGTAGGTTGTGGTTCTGTTACTACTACCTCTTACTATCAAAGAGCCGGTTGTGGTTGCTACCCAAGTGCAATCGAATCTGGTGGTCAATGTGTTGATTCATCCACACTTCTACCCCTTGGCCCATTGTGTTGCAGCGGAAGTACAGGCCCTGGCGACACAGGCTGCGGAAGCACTACTAGTACCAGTTACTATCAGTTAACTACCTGCTCTGGAACCAACTACATCACAGAGTTAAAGTTGTACAAAGACTTAGTCGGAACTATATCCACAGTCACAACACAGGTTCTAGATAGCAACACTTCATCATTTTCTAATGTTGGTTCGATAAAGGCATCCACGCTTGGGGAGCAGATAACGGTAAAAGGTTATACAAACTCTAACCTAACTTCTCAACTAGGGCCAGACCTGACCAACACTGCAACTGGAGCGACCAGAGGCGTGAACGTAGGAATAGTCAAGACTCCATCAGATACAAACGCCGGTTCAACTCTAGATAATTTCTCAGCAGAGAATGTATAATCTACATAACAAGATTGGAAGAATATGACAACAGAAAATATGGAAAGACCACCAGTAAAACTGGCATACATAATTGACAATCAAGTTGTAGATGTACTGTACACAGACGATAGACTAAGTTCTATTATGCTGAGCAATCCTATAATCCTGGATGTCAGTGAAGGTTTCTACGATGAGAAGAACAATCCAAGGATTCAAGTAGGGGCAACCTACAATCCAGAATCCAATACTTTTACCAATCCAGATATTGATGTCCCACAAGAGTAGATGGGAACTATGGAAGGAATCTCAGGCACAGGTAAAGCCTTGGGATATATTGAACCCTGACAATCTAGTAAGCCAGGAAATAAAAGATAAAAGATATTCTATTTGCCTGGATTGTCCAGAACTAATACAACTAACAAAGCAATGCAAGATTTGCCAATGCTTTATGAATCAAAAAACCAAACTTAAAGAGGCTGGTTGCCCACTAAGGAAATGGTCCCCTGAAACACAATGAGTTTACTAACTGGTAATTGCACGACAGAAACTCTCCCATCTTGGGAGGATTGGGTTGACCCAATAGACGGACATAAGGAGAAGAATGGCCTACGGCTCAGACATCACCGAAGCCGGTGAATATAAGAACATCGCCTTTGCACTGTCGAACCCAGTTTCTGCATCTACCTATACCCTGCAGGACTTTAACTATGACGTGTCTATCAACACAATGCCGTTCTTCTTATTCCAAGGGGACTCTGCTCCCTATCGACGTGTCACTGCCCAGTATCGCAAAGACCAGTACGACCAGACCCGTGAGGCTGGTGAGCAGTCGCTCACTGGTTGGTGGTTTAGAAGCCAGTCATCCTTTCACCTAGGTCAAGGCATCAAATACTTTGAGCCTTCTCAGGATGAGGGACTGCGCTTCCAGTACACCGAGTCTAAGGGACTAGACGTATGGACCAGAGGGCAAGCAACGCTATTGCGTTCTAGTGCTATTACGCATAACACAACCGGGGAGTTTCATCCTAACGGACGCCCGTACCAGTATATGCGTCCAATTCGTTTTACCCAAAATAGCAATACCTATGACGCAGTATTGCTCCACGACTATTACGACATCGATAAAGTATTTCCTACTATTACTGTATCTATCAACAACAAGGCACTTACTACCAACGTAGCAACGCTTACCACTACCACAGTTCACGGTCTCTGTGTTGGTATGGAAATTGTTATTACCGGAGTTGATGCTACATTCAATGGGACATACACCATCACTGGTGTACCCACCACTACTACCTTTACCTACGCCAAGACTGCTACAAACGTACCGTCTACTGCTGTTAGTCCAGTAGGTACTGGGACCAGCAACATCATTCACTTTGTGGATTACAACGCTGGAACAGATGACCCAGTGTTTGCTGTCTGTGATGACGGAACTACTGCATACTGGCTTACCAATGACACCGTATCTGGAAAGTTGGAAGTAAATAAGAAGGCTCTTAACGAGCCAGGCTCCACTGCCGCAACAGTGATGTTCACTTCTCCTGGCATTACAGTAAACAATGGTGTGATGGAGTTTGTCAAAGAGCGTATCGTAATGGCAGCCAACAACAAGGTCTATGAGTTTGCTACCAATGCTGGTGCGTTACCAACAGCACTATACTCACATCCAGATAGTGGATTTGCTTTTACTAGCATCTCTTCATCTGGTACTGCTATCTATCTAGCAGGATATAACCGCATCCAGTCTACGATTACCAAGTTTACCCTTGATACAGATGGCACTATGCCATCCCTTACTTACGGTACAGTGGCAGCAGAAATGCCGATAGGTGAAATCATCTACCGTATCTTTGAATACCTTGGATATATGGTTATTGGAACCAACTATGGAATCCGATTGGCAATCGTTGCCGATGACGGTTCCATCAGTTACGGACCATTGATTGTAGAGACAAGCCAACCTTGCTATGACTTTACCGCTCGGGACAGTTTCGTCTGGTGTGCTACTAGCGTAGAAGGTGAAGCAGGTCTTATCCGTATGGACCTTGGTAATCTCACAGCACAACTAGTTCCAGCCTACGCCTTTGATGTTTACTATCCAGGTTCGTCTACCACAAACAGAACTACTGCGTGTGCTTTCATTGGACAGACTAACCGCGTTGCTTATGCCACATCATTCAACGGAAGTAGCGGCTATGTCTATATGGAGAACGCTTCCCAGTTGCTATCCACCGGATATCTACAGACTGGATATGTTCGCTACAACACACTAGAAGATAAGATATTTAAGTTCATCATTCCTCGGGTAGATACTACTAACGGTTCTACTTCAGTAATTTCTATTGACTCAGATGGCAATGAATACGCTATCGGTGGTGCTGCTCAGAACGCAGCAACACAGGAGTATGGAATCCCTTATCCTCTTGGACCACAAGAGTATGTCGGATTTAAGTTCACCATCAACCGGTCAACTAGCGATGATACTAAGGGTCCACTCTTTACCGGATACCAGATTAAGGCGCTGCCTGCGGTGCCACGTCAACGATTGATTCAACTACCTATTGCCTGCTATGACCACGAAAGCGATTCCCTCGGTAACGAGGTGGGATACGAAGGTCGAGCCTGGGACAGACTCTCACAACTGGAGACCATCGAGTCAGCCGGAGATACCGTTCGTATTGAAGACTTTAGAACTGGAGAGGTAGTCATTGCACTCATTGAAGAGTTGGATTTCCGTAACGTAGCACCAAGTGATAAGCGCTTTACTGGTTACGGCGGATTGCTAATAGTCACCGCACGTACCGTATAAGGAGTTGAAATGTCCCCTGCTGATTGGGCTGGCTTAGCCGTCTCTATCCTCACACTTGTCACTGGTTTCTCAATGGCAGTGAAATGGTTAGTGAAGCACTACCTCTCTGAACTTCGTCCAAATGGGGGCAGTTCAATGCGTGATTCCATCGACAGATTGGAACGACAAGTTGAAGAAATCTACCGAATACTCTTGGAGCGTAAATGATTCCACTAGCACGTGTTGCACAACCGGCTGCCATTGCAGTCCTGCGTCAAGCGACAGCCTTGAAACCGAAGCGGAAGAAGGCATCGGATGGGCTGCTCCCATCTAAGGCGCACATCAATCAGAACCCTAACTCTGACCACAACTCCGGTTTTGCCGTTGACCTAACCCACGACCCTGACTGTGGTATTGATTGTTATGAAATCTATGAGAAGTTAAAGGAAGACGAGCGGGTTAAGTACCTCATCTTCAGCGGAAAGATTTGGTCACTGAAGGAAGGCGAGCGTAAGTACAACGGAAGCAACGGGCATTACAAGCACCTGCACATCAGCATTAAAGATACATCCGGAAACGACACCAGCCCTTGGTTTGCGTGGCTTGGCAAACCTAAAGCAATCAACAAAGTAAAAGCCAAGGTCAAAAAGAAGCCAAAGAAAGAGGCAACGAATGACTAAAGAAAAAGCACTACAAGTAATCCACTCGTACTTACGAGCAGCAGTAGCAGCAGCACTGGCTATGTACTTAGCCGGAGAGACCGACCCTAAGAAGTTGGCTTACGCTGCGCTCGCCGCTGTAGCGGCGCCTGCTATGAAGGCGTTTGATAAAAGCGCAAAAGAGTTTGGACTAGGTTCCAAGCCAGTAGCCAAGAAGAAAGTGGCTAAGAAGAGGTAAGTTCCTGTGAGGCAATGGGCGTCCCTGTAATGGGGGCGCCCTCTTTTTTTATTTCTACGATGTCGTAACCATTCTTCTCTAAGAATTGCATTAGCCGTTGCGCCACAGTAGCGGGTGGTTCAGGCAACGCATAGGAGTAAACTTCCCAGAGTGCAGACGCAAGTATCCTTAAACCCATCGGGTACCTCCCGGAACGTGGACCGCCTACTGCGGTCCCCCGTTAACTCGCTAACGCTCGTAGTATACACATTCTCTGGAACGACACGCCGAGCCAGAGACACCTTTGTCAAACTTCCTCTCCGGATGTACCATTACACCCGGGAGGATAAATGAACATTATTTCGGAACTGATTACGGCCCTTCGTGAGAAGGATGCCGGGCGGTCACGTTCGCTACAACCAGAGATAGGACCTAGTGAACTGGGTTCTTGCGCGAGGAAGGTCTGGTACCGGCTGAACTCTCAGCCAGTGACCAATACCGATGACCTCAAACTCAGTGCCATTATGGGTACTGCTATCCATACTGCTATCGAAGAGGCTCTCAGGCTACGGGACCCAGACGGGACCACGTTTGAACTGGAGACCGAGGTAGCCTACAACGGTATGAAAGCCCACGTCGATTGCTACATCCCAGAGATGGCAACGATTGTGGACTGGAAGACTGTCAAGCAACGCACGCTTTCCTACTTCCCATCCAAGCAGCAGATATGGCAGGTCCAGACCTACGGATATCTGATGTCTAAGGGTGCCGGTAGACCGGTCGAAAACGTGGCTCTGGTAGCCATTAGCCGGGACGGAGACGAGCGTGATGTCATTATGCACATCGAGCCGTATGACGAGTCTGTGGCCCTTGATGCCTTGCTCTGGCTGGAGAATGTCCGTGCCAGTGCTGAACCACCAGTACCAGAGAAGGATGCGGTTTCGTACTGCTCAAACTTCTGCAAATACTACGACGCTTCTGGCGAGGTTGGATGCGTTGGTATAAAAAAAGAGAACGTTCCTACGGTATTGATTAAGGAACTGTCCGTAGCGAACGCCTCTAGCAAATATCTACAAATCGACAATGAAATCAAGACCTTGACAGCAGAGAAGGAAGCGATACGCTCTGCTCTGGAAGGGTACGCAGGCGTCACTGAAGAAGGGGTCCAGATATCTTGGACACCAGTAGCAGGTAGGCGTACAGTAGACAGCACAGAGGTTGAGAAACTTCTAGGCTTTGTCCCTTACAAAGTAGGAAAAGAATCTATGCGACTTGAAATCAAGTCGATTAACGAACCGGGAGGAAATGATGTCAGCGAATGAATCAACTAAGATTCAGATTAACTTTAAGTGGGAGAAGGATGGTGATATGGTCAACATCTACGCAACCGATGAGGCAGATGCTGCGCTTCAGTTGCAAGGACTACAGAACATTATCCCTATCATCTCTCAAACATCACAGATGTTTCGTGGTGTAGCAGCAATCTCTGCACCAGCAGCAGCAGCGCCAGCAGCAACGGTCACTCCTATTGCTAAGCCTGCTGCAGTAGCGACAGCACCAGGAACCGGACCAACTTGTGCTCACGGAGTGATGAACTGGCGTGAGTGGAATGACCGTGACAATCCTGGCGAGCGCAAGGCAGGCTATCTCTGTGCTGCACCAAAGGATTACACAGGTAAAAAGTGCAAGGCGGTGGGCGTCAAGACAGTTGCGTAGGTTCAACTATGTTGGAACCCTGGAACTTCGATGACCCCAACTGCAGAAGTTTAGATACAGAAGTCTTCTATCCAGATTTATATGAAGCCTTCCAGTACTCAGCGTATGCAGTCAAAACCCTAAAGAGTCTCTGCGGAAGTTGTAAGCACCAAGTCGATTGTCTGGAGTGGGCATTGCACCACGAAGGCTTTGGTATCTGGGCTGGCACTTCTGATAGAGAACGAAGAGCAATACGCCAACAGCGAGGCATAGCCTTGCGCTTACCGGAGTATGACTATGATTGATTTGCAGAGAGCGTGGGGTGGCACGCAGGCCAAGGCCGTTCCCTTGCCTGATGTGTGGAAAGGGCTTGCTTCCAATCAGATGAAGTTCCGCAGGGGACAAGTCTGTATGGTGGCTGCTCAACCCAATGCGGGTAAATCGATGTTTGCTTTTATCTATGCGATTAAGGCGAATGTCCCCACGCTTTTCTTCTCTGCAGATACTGATGTTGCTACTGCAACTATCCGTGCTGCTGCTCACTTGACGCAGCATCCACAGATTCTTGTAGAGCAAAACCTAGAGTTGACCTCTGAGTACTACCGTTATCAGTTGTCTCAGATACGTCACATACGATGGGTCTTTGACCCATCACCTACACTGGATGACATAGAGTTGGAAGTCAAAGCGTACGTCGAACTCTATGGGATTCCCCCAGAGATGATTGTCGTGGATAACTTGTCTAACGTTGTCGCTGAGCAAGAGAATGAATGGTCTGGTCTACGTGCGATTATGACTGAGTTTCATCACCTTGCCCGTACCACTGAGGCGTGCGTACTTGTTCTACACCATACGTCAGAACAGAGCGAGTTCGGGAAACAGAATGACGCACCTCCACGTCGTTCTATTCACGGCAAAATCTCACAACTACCAAGTATGATTCTCACACTGGGTTTCATTCCCAATGATGGCATACTCAAGGTGGCGGCGGTGAAGAACCGCTTTGGTCCACACTCAGCAGACGGTTCGTTGTATACGCAACTGTATGTAGATTATTCAACGTGTCAGATAGGTGACCAGGATGCACAAGGTCGAGCCTATAGAAACAATGCAATACGAGGAGTGTCATAATGGATATAGAACTTTACCTGACAGCGCTTGCTGTCATAGCAACAATCGGTATCTTTAAGTTTATTCGTGAGTCTATTTGGTGGTATCGAATTGAGAAGAAAACTCATAAGATACTGGACGAAGTAGATGGCGAATAAGAACGGACGCAAAGGTTCTGCCTTTGAGACCGGCGTGATGAAGTGGCTCCGTGATAAGGGGATTATTGCGGAGCGCCTCACCAAAGCCGGAGCCAAGGATGAAGGTGACCTAGTGGTCATCGTCGCAGGTCAGACCTATATTCTGGAGTTGAAGAACAGACAGAAGATAGACCTGCCTGCTTTCTGGGAAGAGGTAATGGTGGAGGCACAGAACTATGCCAAGGCCAGAGGACTAGAGGCAGTGCCACCAGGATTCGTTGTAGTCAAGAGACGCAATCACGGCAT